CGGTGGAACAGGTGTGCTGCTTTCACAAGCAGCCATCCCGCCGCCTGGGTACTACTACCCAACGGACTCTGGCGAGACGGTCAACACCGACTCGGCAATGCGTCTGGCTGCGGTGTGGGCATGTGTGAACTTGCTCACCGACATCACTGCCCCACTGCCCTGGCATGCCTACCGGCAAATGCCTGACGGCGTCTCGGTGCAAATCCCCGATCACCCGTTGCTTGTCAATCCTTCAAACGAACCGTCATTGAGCGCAGCCGATTGGCGCGGTCAGGTGATGCGTTCACTGCTTCTGCGTGGCAACGCCTACGGCCTCATCAAGAAAACCGGCTCGTTCGGCGAACCGACACAGATTCAAATCATCCACCCCGACTACGTCAGCGTCGTGCGCCTCGGCCCCCTCGGCCCGTTTGAGTATCGAGTGCTTGGTGAGCGCAAAGACTTATGGCAAGCAGGCGGCGATCTGTGGCATGTGCCGGCGTTCAGTGTTCCTGGCACACCAGTCGGGCTCTCCCCGATCGACTACGCCCGCCAGCAAATCGGTCTCGGCCTTGCCTCTGAAGCATTCGGCGCGAAGTGGTTCGGCGACGGCTCAATCCCTTCGGCAGTGCTCTCCACCGATCAGCAGCTGACCGGCGAGCAAGCCACTGTGATGAAGCAACGCTGGAACGAAGCCATCCACGGCAATCGCTCAGTTGCGGTGCTTGGCTCTGGTCTTGACTTCACACCGATCACGGTCAGCCCTGACGAGTCGCAGTTCATCGAGACCGCGCGCCTCAACGCCACCTCAATTGCGCGCATCTTCGGCGTGCCTCCTGAGATGATCGGCGCTGACGGCGGTACGACGAACACCTACATCAACGTCGAATCGAAGATGGCTCACCTTCTGGTGTTGTCTGCTCGACCGTGGATTGCTCGCCTTGAACATGCACTATCCGCGCTGCTGCGCACTTCAGTGAACGTGCGAGCCAACACCGACGAGTTGTTGCGTACTGATGCGAAGACTCGCACCGACATTCAAACCCAGCGCTTGCGCATGGGCGTGCGTTCGGTCGACGAGATCCGCGCCGAAGACAATCTGCCGCCGCTGCCAAATGGCGATGGCTCGCAGTATCTCTGGCCGCCGTTCGCTTCAAAGATCGACAGCACCGAACCCATCGAAACCACACCACCCGATCCCGTGGAGCCGACCAATGCGGCCTGAAGCTCTTCCTGAATCAGTGATTGAACGCCTCACCGACGAACAGCGCAAGAAGCTGACCGACGAGCGCACCACCAAGCGCGGCAAAGTCGGCGTCGAAGTGCGCGTCGTTGACGCAGCACCAACGATCACTGCACCGAACGAGACCGAGTTCAACCTTCGCGGCTATGCCACCGTGTATGACGTGGCCTACCCCATCGCCGGTGGCCCTGAGGCTGGCGGCTGGATGGAGATCGTCGAGCGCGGCGCTACCGCCAAGTCAATCAAAGACGGTGCCGATGTGCGCCTTCTCTACGATCACGGCGGCATCGCTCTGGCACGCACAGCGTCGGGCACGATGCGTCTGATCTCTGACGACATGGGCATGATGGTCGACGCTGACCTTGATCCCGAATCGCCTTACGCACAGTCGGTGCGCTCTGCGGTTCTGCGTGGCGATGTCGACCAGATGAGTTTCGCCTTCCGAGTGACACGCCAGTCGTGGAACGAGGACTACACCGAACGACGAATCAAGGAAGTGCAGCTGTTCGATGCCTCCCTCGTCACCTATCCCGCAAGTGAGGCAACCGTGGCTCAAATGAACGCCGCACATCCCCAGGCTGAAGAGCGCGAGCTTGACGCTGCAGCCGAGATGGCTGAAGAAGACATCGCTGGTCAGATCCGTGAGCTGATCGCTCGACTCATTGCCGGCGAAGCTGCCGAGCTTGAATCGGGCTCGCCTGCGGCGCAGTCGATTCGTGCACTTGTCGGTGTGCTTTGCGCACTTGACTGGTGGGAAGAAGTCGACGAAGCCGAAGATGCCGAAGGCATGACCGAAGAGATCGACGAGGACGAAGCGCTCATGCGTTCGTTCTCGCTCGCTGAAGCCCAAGCCGAATTGGCTGCGCTTCGCACTCCTGCCGCCTAGCGGTATTGCAACAAAACCCACGCCGCTAGACGCGCCGTCGATAACGCCGCCAAGTAGCCCTTGGCACCTTGTCGTCACCCGTTGTGCACCTGGGCATCCAATCCATCAAACAAAAGGAGACTCCAATGGAGTTCCTCGACAAGTTGCGCGCTCAGTTGCGCACGCGTCTTGATGAGCGGGCTGCCAAGGCTGACGAGCTTGAAGCTCTTCTCGCCGTGCCTGCTTCAGAAGAACGGTCTGAGCTCACCGAGCTTGAGACCTCACAGTTCGCCGAGATCCGCGGAGCAATCGCGGAGATTGACGAAGAAACCGTCGAGCTTCGCGCTCGCATCACAGAAATGGAGTCCGTCGTGGCTGCAGATCAAGAAGCGCGTGCAGAAGCCGCGCACCTCGGCGAAGCCGATGCAACCGAAGCTCGTATCTCGGTGAAGTCCAACGAAATGACCTACCGCCAGGGCGGCGAGTTCTCCTACTTCAAGGATCTCGCCCTTTCAGCGGCTCCTGGTCGTTTTGACGGAGAAGCGCGCGCACGTCTTGTGCGTCACGCTGAAGAGGTTGCGGTTGAAACCCGTACCAACATGAGCCGCACTGACGGCCAAGGCGGAGAGTTCACACCTCCGTTGTGGCTTCTCAACCAGTACGTTTCACTTGCTCGCGCCGGTCGTGTTTCGGCTGACCTTTCCAGCAAGTACGAACTTCCGGCTGGTACGGACTCGATCAACCTTCCCAAGATCAGCACCGGCTCGGCCGTCGCTGCTCAAACGGACAACAGTGCAGCAACCAACGTCGACATGACGACCGCAACGGTGACGGCTCCGGTCAACACCTACGCCGGCCAGCAGCTGTTCGCTCTTTCGCTCCTTGAGCAAAGCCCGATCAACTTCGACCAGGTTGTGTTCGCTGACCTCATCGCTGCGCACGCGCAGGCGATCGGCTCGGCAGTTGTTGGTGGCGCTGGCACCTCTGGTGCACACACCGGCATCCTTACCAACACCGGCACGAACACCATCACCTACACGGCAACCACGCCGACAGGTGCTGGCGTCTACGCCGCCATCGCACAGGGCATCTCCAACGTCGCGAAGAATCGTTTCCTTCCTCCCGACGCAGTTGTGATGAACCCCTCGCGCTGGTACTGGCTCGTCGCGCAGGTTGACTCCAACGGTCGCCCGCTCGTCGTTCCGACCGCTGCTGGACCGTGGAACGCCGCAGGCGTTGTGGACGAAGTTCGCGCCGAAGGCATGGTCGGCACCATCGCTGGTGTCCCCGTGTACCTCGACCCGAACATCGGCTCGACCTACAGCACCAACCAGGACCGCGTCATCGTGGCTCGCTTCTCCGATCTGGCCCTCTTTGAAGGACCGCTTCGTAGTCGCGTGCTGTTCGAGACCGACGCAAACACTCTGCAGGTTCGTCTGCAGGTCTACAGCTACAGCGCATTCACCTCGTACCGCCGCAGCAACGCCATCTCGGTGTGCTCAGGTACCGGTTTCGCTGCGCCGTCTGGCTACTGATCTTTCAGTAGTTGGTAGCTCGTGGGCTGGCTGACGCCGAGGGTCGTCGGCCAGCCCACACCCTCTCACCCTCAACCCTTAGGAGTATCCCGTGGCGATCAAGGGCACGGTCTGTCTCGCTTGGCTTGACCCAGGCGAAGTGGCCTCTGACTTTGCGATCTCAATCAGCGATCTCTCGCGAGCTCGCGGTGACATCCTCGCTGGACGCATCAACGTGCGCAGCGGCGGTGGCATCACCCGTGGTCGCAATCGAGTCGTGCATCAGTTCCTTGAAGGCTGCACCGATGACTGGCTGCTGTTCGTCGACGCTGACATGAGCTTCACGGTTGAAGACTTCAACCTTGTCGCTCATCACGCACACGAACGCAAAGCACCAATCGTTGGCGGTCTCTGCTTCGGCCAGGACGGCTACTACGCCGGCTCGTTTCCAACACTGGTGCCGACACTGTTCATCGCAAAGCCTGACGGCGGTTATGCAGCAATGCACGACTACCCCGACTCGGCGATGGTTGAAGTCGACGCCACCGGCTGTGCGTTTCTGCTCATTCACCGTTCGGTGCTTGAGAAGATCCGCAAAGATGTCGGCCTCGGTAAGTGGTCATGGTTTGGCGAATACCCGCAACTGGCCATTGACTCTTGGGTGAGTGAAGACGTTGTCTTCTGCGAACTCGCCAAGGCGTCAGGCTTTCCGATCTTCGTGCACACTGGCGCAAAGATCGGTCACGTCAAGGGCACGAACTATGTGCTCGACGAGTCGATGTATCAGATGCTTCGTGCAGCAACGGCAGGCACCCGTGTTGACTCCTGACGGCGTTCGCTACCTCGCAGCTGCACAGCAACGAGTCGCGCGCCCGTTTCACCTTCGCTGGCTCCTGCCGCGACTGTGTGGTCAAAGTGAGCGTCGATGGACAATCACTACGCGCGTCTCCATCGTCGCGTTAGGCGCGCTCACAGCGGCCTATGCGGGCTCTGTGTGGATGGCGTGCGTTGCGTTCCTGCCTGGCATCGCGTTTGCATGGCGGCGACCCGTACTCGTTGACGCTCCCGGCATGGCGCTTGCTCTCGCAGCTGCACTCATGTTGCCAATCTGTTGGCCAGTTGCTGTGCTGCTTGCACTCGTCGCTGGTTGCGTGCGTGAGACCTCGCCGATCTGGGCGAGCGTGTATG